ATACCTCTAATTGTGTTACCAAGTTGAATCCAAATATTCTGACTCGCATCAAATTCAAAAACTCTTGCACTACCATCGTTAATTGAATCGGGAGGGTTATCAACATCCTCTGTAGTTGCAAATATAGCTATTCTATTACCATCTTTTGACAATTGCATCGAATTTCCAAACATAATATTTTGACCAGTGGTATTGCCATAAATTGTGTTTCCTAATTGATGATATCTTCCGGGGCTTCTTTTGTAAATCATTACAGCACCTCCATAACTGCCCAAGGGGTATCCGATATTTTCATAAATGGTTGTATCTTCAATATTCGTGGTGCCACTCGATTTATCAATTATTTTTGTAGCAAAAAATTCAGTTTTGTCGTCTGTTTTAAATTCAGCAGGCACATCATTCCATTTAGGACCATTTATGCGGTGACTATGATTTCTACCTACAAATGGGGAACCATCATAAACAACTCTTAGATTCTCATCTAATAATTGTGGTTTAAATCCTTCAATGCGATCACCTGAAGTTCCACCATAGGAATTTCCATTTTCATCAATTCCCGTATCTCTATTATAAACAACAATAGCCTGTAAATCAGAAAAATTATAAGTATTTTTCAAATCTATAAATAAACCAACATAAGGTACATTCCATGGTCCTTCACTATGACAACCAAAATATGAATTAGGAGTTGTCAAACTATCATTATTTGTATAGTGTGCCCAATAATATTCACCAACTCCACCATCCCATGCTGCTTCTTGTTGAGTAGAAAAGGCATCAATTCCTGAGACTCCTCCTCTAAATTCTGCTGGAGATGCACCATTTGATACTGATGCTACATTTACACTATTCCCGCTTATATCTACCCATACTTGTACTTCGCGTAAATTTAATGAATGTATATTTAATGATTTCACTAAAAAATATCTAAAAGGTCTGTTAGTAGTATTATAATATAAATCAGATATAGCAACTATAGAACCGTCTTCATTTAATGATGTTTTATGCGCAAAGCTATGACTAGCTGTATCACTTGGTCTATCAATAGTTGCAGTATGTACCCAAACAGGAACATGTTCCGGCTCTGGTTCTGGCTCAGGTTCTGGTTCTGGCTCAGGTTCTGGTTCTGGCTCAGGTTGTGGTTCAGGAGCCGGTTCGGGTTGTGGTTCCGGAGCTGGTTCGGGTTGTGGTTCAGGAGCTGGTTCAGGTTCAGGTTCTGGAGCCGGTTCAGGTTCAGGTTCAGGAGCAGGTTCAGGTTGTGGTTCAGGAGCAGGTTCCGGTTCAGGAGCTGGTTCAGGTTCAGGTTCTGGTTCTGGCTCAGGTTGTGGTTCAGGAGCCGGTTCGGGTTGTGGTTCAGGAGCCGGTTCAGGTTCAGGTTGTGGCTCGGGTTGTGGTTCAGGAGCAGGTTCAGGTTCAGGTTGTGGAGCCGGTTCAGGTTGTGGTTCAGGTTCAGGTTCAGATTCAGGAGCCGGTTCGGGTTGTGGTTCAGGAGATGGTTCAGGTTCTGGAGCAGGTTCGGGTTCCGGTTCAGGTTGTGGAGCCGGTTCAGGTTGTGGTTCAGGTTCAGGCTCTGGTGCTTCTATACCAGGTATTGCATCAAAAAAGTCTGCTTTGTAATCAAAAGCTATGTAATAGTTTCTAAATTGTTGTGATAAATTTTCTTTAAAAAAATTAACTTGATTTTCAAGAGCAGTAAGATTGTTATTTTTAATATTAATCTCTGGATTAATAAGAACACCATGTATTTTTGCTGTAAAGGAAGGTTCATTCCAATTAGGAATTGCTTCACTGGTTAGTTGTTGAGCAAGATAATATCCTTTGAAAACCCTAGGAGAGAAAGAATTATTGTTGATAAGATTTTTAAAAAAATCTATTTGGTCCTGATGAAAATTATACCCCCATTCCCAATAACGTAATGAAGATTTTGCAAAAGAATCTTCAAGATCATGTTCATGTGGCATTCTATAGTTTTTATTTATATTTTGTTTAAAGGAAAAAGTATACTATAAAACATATTATATAAAATGAAAATTTTAGAAAAACTAAAAAAATTTATTAACAAATATAACATACATGTTTTTAATCTAATGAATGGTATAGAAACAACAATTTTTGTAAATGAAAATTTGAAATTAATTTTTCCAGTAATAAATCAAAATTTTATATTTTTAATAGTTGGTGAAAATTGTTTTATTATTTCAAAATTATGTGCTATTCGTTGGGAATATTTAAAAGTTTTACTTAAAAAGCATTGTAATAGCTTAGAAAGTATAAATGGATGTTTTATTGTAAATCTTACAAATATGGTAATAGATTCTGGATTATTGCCAAATATTAATTATAAATACTTTGCAAGAAATCTAATGACATTTCTACATGAGAATAACGGTAACAATGTATATATAGGAAAAATTGAACTAATTGAATGGCGAAAATTTTTAGAATTATTAATACCTCCAAAAATTTATTGGAAACAATTATATGGATTTGGTATTGAAAATGAAGAAACAGTGAATACAAATAATAATGAAGATAATTTATTACCAACAGATTTTAATACATGATTTTTTTATTTGAAACTAAATAAAATCTTATATTAACACATAGGATGGTATACTTTAATGTAACTTACTATGACTGGAAAAATAATGGTAAATTAATTAATTCATTGTTTAGTGAAAAAAATATAATAAGTAAGTTTGACACAGTATCTCAATTAAAAAAGAAACTATGTGTATATGTTGGAGAAGATGTTTTAAAAAAATCAATTTCTTTGAATGATTTATATTTATGGGTTGATGATGATTGTAGTCCCTTTATAAAAAATGGAAAGAAGGATTCTTTTTCGGATACAAAAAATGATGATGATTTGTTATACAAATTTACTGAAAAAGATAAAGAATTAAAATTTACAACAATATTTGAGCTAAAAATTAGATTAGAAAAGAAAAAAGAGTTGGCGAATTGGGTAAGTGAATATATAGAGAAAAATAACTTAAATTCAAGTAAAATAATCAAAAATAAGTCACAAATAAAAAATATAAAAGAAAATGCATCTATTGTTGGGAAAATAGAAAGTATAAATATTTCAGAAAAAGTGTTACCAATAAAAAGACTTGTTCATACAATGATTTTTGCGGATATTGCTTTATCGAATCAAAACAAAGGATTAAATTTAGATATTGAAAGAATATTTCAACGTTTTCCTTTAAATAATAATATACCTCTTTTAAAGATAGGAACAAAAGGAAAATCAAAAACAAAAATATATAAACCGGCTTTAAAAAAAGATATGGAAAATAAATTTTGGAAAAAATGGCAACAAGAAGATGATAAAGAGCAGAATCTCCAGTTTAAATTTATGAGTGAAGAAAATACGATTCAAGTAACAATATATAAAAATTCTGGTATTTCAGTTAGGTGTTCGGGGAATATAACTCGTGAAAATTGGAAATCAATATATAAAAATATTATTGATTGGATTGTCAAACCAATAAAAAACATATGTAATAAGCAATTCAAGCATTTATCTTATGAAAAAATTAATTATAGAATAATAAAATCACGAACAATTCTTAAAAAAAATGTAAATATAAATTCAGATATTAACAATATTTTTAGCAAATATATACCATACTTTTCTGTATCAAATTCTGATAAATCAAATGAAGGTAAGATAAATTTCATAAAAATTAGTGATTATCTAAAAAATAGAGTAGATATTACAAATGAAATATATTCATTTTATGGAAAAGATAAAAATATTGAAAAGACTATTGAAAGACTTGGAATATTATTTATGATATCAGAAAAAGATGCAAATGACGAAATAGAAAACTTAAAAAACGATAAAACATTAAGATATTCAAGAAAACCTGTATCAGGGCAAAGTTCACCAAATTATGATGAAAATATCCAAAATTTAGGATATAGTATTAAGTTTAGATATGATTCTGAGTATATTAAAATTATTCATAATGGCAATAATTTGGAAGAAATAGAGTTCGCAATAAATATTATGAGAAAAATTTTTTGGTTACATAGAAATGATAAGTCAAAAAACAAACAAACAATAAAAACTGCTAACAATGATTCTGATGATTCTGATTCAGACTCAGATTCGGATTTAGATGCTTTAATAGCTAATGTTGATGATGATATTGTATTAAACAATGATTCTGATGATTCTGATGATTCTGATTCAGATTCGGATTCAGATAATAAGTCTACTAATAACATAGATGATATAGATGATGTATCTGATGATTCTGATGAAGAAGACGATTCAAACATTCAAAAGACTGACAAATCGTGGTATAGTTTATATAGTAAAGACAGACCAAAAATACCTAAAAAAGATACAACTTTAATTCGTTTTGGTCTTCCTCCAGCAGGTTGGAATACTGCTAAGACTAAGGCTGCAAATATTAGAAGTTATCGGTCTGAAAGACTAAAATATTATGATCCAGAATTGTTTAATGCAAAATTTAGCGAATCTGGTAAACCAGATTCCAGAAAAGGTGGAAGAATAGAGTTTAGCACATCTTGTTCACCAACCACTTCTCATCCAATAGCTTTTAATCATGCTGAATGGGAAAAACTATTAGAAATATTAAAAGAATGGACAATTAATAATCCAGAAGAAAAGGATAATCCACGTATATCAGATTCTTTAGAATACAGAAATGTTTGGTATTTGTCATGTGAATGTATATGTGTTGGATGTATGTTGCCTCTTCGACTTAATGAGTTAGATAAACAAGATAGATGTCCAAAATGTAAGACTAACGATTATACTATAAGAAATGACTCAAACCAAACAGGAAAAAAGATTAATCTGACTCCAGTGAAAAATGATTTGAAAGTATGGCCATGTAAAAGAAAAAAAGAGAAAATATCTAATGTTTCACGCAAGACTTCAGATTCATCTCTATATATATTAGGTAAAGATCGTTTTAATTTAGAAAAAGGACGTTTTAGTGATTTACCAGATGTTATGCATAAATTTTTTGGTAATTCTATTGATATAAAATCGGGAAGTATGCCAAAAAACAAAAATTCATTTGTTTTAAGATATGGTATTTATGAAAAATCTTTAGAAAATCCATTTATTAAAGCAATTAGTGTTTTATATGGAACAAATGTGAATATTGTTTTAGAAAGAATGATAGATAGTTTATTTAATGCAAAGCAATTTTTGAAAACTTGTGAAGGTTATTTAGTAAGATTATTTTCAGCAAAAAGAAATATTAATGAACAACACTATCAAAAATGGTACCAATCACAATCAATAAAAGATTCTATAGATGAAAAATACATGAAACAAATATATATTTCTTATTCTAATTTTTGTGATTTTATCAAGGATACATCACTTGAACATGACCATAATATAATGTGGCCTATAATGTGTTATCCAGGAGTATTGTGGGAAAATGGATTAAATCTATATTTATTTAAAACTGATAAAAAAACTGGTAATGAAGCAAATTATGTTTGTCCTCCTAATGGAGAATCATTTTATTATCATTATGATGAAGAAAATATTAACAATAAAACAGCTTTTTTGATTTTTTATACAATGGACGATGGCCGATTTTATTATGAACCTTGTGTTAAAATTAATATTTCTCAAAAAATAAAAGAACAAACACTATTGTTTGATTCTTTACCAAATAAATCAAACACAGATTCAAATGGTATATCAAGTTCAGCATGGAATAGTGTAGCACCTCTTAGACAACATTGCGGAACTTCATTGCAAGATAAATATGTTAATTATTTAAGAAAGAATAATTATAAACTTAATTCATTACCATATAGTCTTAATCTAACTAATAAGAGTATACAAGGCATTCAACAATTAAGCGTCAAAAATATTCTAAAAAAGATGAAAATTGAACCTTATGGACAAATAATGAATTCAAAGTATCAAATTGTTGGATTATTAACAAAGTATCAAAATAAAACATTTTTAGTACCAATATATCCAAGATCGATAATAATTGATTTGAAAATATACGATAAAATACCTTGTGATAATCTTGCAAACCTAAATGAAACATATTCATTTTATGAAATGCTAAGTAAAAACAAAATGAATACAAAACCTTTACAATATACAATTGATTTACAATCAAATAAAATTAATGGAATTATATTAGAAACTGATACATTAATACCAATTAAGTTGTCAGAACCCAATACTAATAAATTCAAATTGACATTAAGTAAACGTCCTATTTATGAATGTGACAATAATTCAATAAATACTAAAGATAACAGGAAAGAATACATTAAACAGTTCAATGATTATTGGGTAAAATATGATAAATTTTGTATGAATGTTTCCAAAAATATTAAAAAGGATAAAATTGATCTTACTAATAAAAATCTTGATGAAATTAAAGAAATTATCAAAAATGCTTCCAAAAATGTAGATAATAGTGATGATTTTTTAAATATATTATTGAAAGAATATGATTATAATTATATTCGAAGAAAAGACATTAAAACTGGTAAAACACCTATATTTCTTGCAACTTTAGAAAATAACAAAAAAATACCAGATACTAAAACTTTTAGTGACAATGAAAGCAAGAATTTCTACATAATGAATCAAAAAAGACAAAGTATTTATGAAAAATATATTCCATATTACAATCCAGATAATTTAGATGTTTTAATGGATACAAATAACTATTCTTTAAGTGATACTGGAATTAGACTTTCAAAAACTTGGCAATTAAAATTACATAGAGATTTTAGATATGTTTCGCATAAAGATAAGTATAATTATATATCAAAAATATCTCATATTTCTACAGAAGAAAAATTGAAAAAACTTCATGATACTAAAAATTGGATACAAATTGGTAATGATACAAATTGTCGTGTAATAATATTAAATATAAATGGTAATGCGACCATTCGTTCTACAAATAAAGATTTTCAATATAATTTATTATTTTATGAAGTAAATCAGGATCATTATCCAATATTTTTGACAAAATCTTCTAATATTGTATTCAATATAAGTGATGAAGATTTATCTACTGAATTTTTTAAAACAATTGGAATATCTTCAAAGATAGCAAAAAATGATCCATCTCCACCTTCATCTCCATCTCCACCTTCATCTCCATCTCCACCTTCATCTCCATCTCCAGCACCAGCACCAGCTCCATCTCCAGCACCAGCACCATCTCCAGCACCATCTCCAGCACCATCTCCAGCACCAGCACCATCTCCAGCACCAGCACCAGCTCCAGCACCAGCACAAGCATCATCTCCAGCACCAGCACATGATAAATCAAAAAAACAACCCAAGTCTAAAATAAAATATTGTGCTTGGGAACCATCTAAAGCTCGTCAAAAATGTCAAGTTACGGATGATCCATCAAAACAATCTGATAAATGTGAATTAAATAGTAATAATAGATGTGTAATGAAAAAGGATTTGAAACAAGATAATAATAAATTTTGTAAATTTTTAAAACGTGAAAAGCCAACTAAAAGTAGATGTGTAAAAACAGTTCTTAAATCAGAGAATTCAGATAAATGTATGTACAATACAAAGACAAATTATTGTGTAACAAAAAAATAGTATTACAAATTTAGATTTAACAAATTATATATGTATAATTCATGTACGAACTGTTATATACAATAGCAATTGTGTCAATAGTGGCATATATGTTTCATGCATGGTATAATCCTAAATTGGTATACGTGCGATCAAAATTAGATAACAAAATATATGTAGTAAGAAACTTAGATAATAAAGAAGATGCTGCAGATCTTTTGGCAAAAGTAAGTAAGCGTTTAAATAGTGTTGTAGAAAAATTTAAAAAAAAATATGGCGAATCTGATGAAAGAGTAAATTTATTAGTAAAAAGATTTAGAAAACATGAAATTCGTGAAGCTTTACCTGCCGCAAATTCGACAAGTTATAGTATTAATAAAGGAGAACGTATTGTACTTTGTATTAGAGGAAAAGGAGAAAAAGAGAAATTAGGTGATGTAAATACAATAACATTTGTAGCATTACATGAAATGGCGCATATTATGACTATTTCAATAGGTCATAAAAAAGAGTTTTGGGAAAATTTTAGATTTATATTAGCTCATGCAATAGAATGGAAACTATACAAACCAGTTGATTATCAAAATTCACCAAAACCATATTGTGGAATCAAAATAACAGAATCTCCATTAAAAGATGGAGATGCGTCAAAATATTTATAATTTAATAGAACGTCTATAAACATTGCCCAATAATTGTAAAAAGTTATCAAAATATTCAATATCAGATTCACTAATATTTTGATAAGGAAATTTAATTTTATCCGAACTATTGTTGAAATTGATAATATATATAATAGAATTGTAAACCAAAAAGTTGTTCTTCCACATATTATTTTTAATAATATTTGCTGATTTAAGAGATTTGATTATTTCATCAATTTGTATTTTCCAATCAGATGGTATATTATAGTTATTAATTTTTGTTCCACAATATGACATTATAAGTGAATTATTATTTGTTGAAAGTATTATCGGGAAATGTGCTTTTTTATATAAAGTTTTTAAGACTTTTACCTCTTTATAATGATTATAGTTCTTGTTATCAATAATTGTTTTATTAATGATTTTTTTAACAATTAGGTGATTACAAATATTATATTTTATAGATTCTTCTATAATTTTTTTTTGTTTTTTTGAAATATTGTGAATACTAACTGTTGAATTTTGTCCAACATATTTTTTTTTGTATTTTTTTAGAATATATTCTAATTTGATTCCATTCAAAGTAGATATATCAATAAAATCATTAGAATTATTTATACCAACTATATTGTAATCATTATAGTCATTATTGTTATAAAGCTTTTTATCCAAATTGTTTTTAACAACTAACCTATTATTTTCAAAAAAATTTTCAAAAATAAGAAATATATTATGATAAATTTGTAAAGAAGTACAATATTTATCTAATAAGTTTTTTTTGTGAATATCAAGTTTGTATTCACAAAATGTATCTATATTGTTTTGATTTTTAATGTATTCATATATAAAATAAGATTTTAAATCTAATTCAGAGTCATATGATTTTTTATTAATTAAATGGCTATTAAACATAGAATCTTTAGAAAAATTTTTGGCGTATAAAACAATATTCAAAAGTAAAAATATGTTTGTTCTAATAGCTTTTAGTTCTACGTATGTTTTCAAAATTTTTAATACTGGTAAAATATGTTTTTTTTCCTGATACATATATAAAAATTACAGAAAATCTGATTCTATAAATTCAAAATAAGGATAGGCTGATAAATTAGATATATAAGGGGGAGAAAATGGTTAATTTTTTGTTAATATTTACAATTAGTTTAATAGGAGCTTTAACAACTATTTTAATAAAAATGGGTACTACAATAAAATATGAAGAAATAGACATAAAACATCCAAAACTATTTTTAAACGTTTTTTGTCATCAATATATAGTTGATCCAATAATTGCATTATTGATAACAATATGTCTTAAACCTCCTATATCGCAAGTTTATGGTATGTTTGTAGTAGCTGTAACCCCTGCAACAGGAACAGCAAGTGTAACAACTTATACTGTTAATGGAGATGTTTCTCTTGCGATAGCATTATCAATGGCATCATTAGTTCAGAGTATTATTTTTACACCATTAATATTCACAGCTTTGGTAAAATTGTATAATTTGATTACAAATACAGTAGGTAATAATAATATTATTCTACCATTTGAACGTATGTTTGGTTTGATGTGTTACGTTCTTTTATTAGTAGGAATTGGTTACAAAGTTCGTCAGAAATTTGATATTGAAAAGGTTGAAAAATTTGGATTATACTTTCAACGAACTGCAATTTTTTTAATGATAATAGCGTTAATATCTTATTTGGCAAGTTTATCATATATTGAATCAATTACATCGAGTAATCCGCTTACTTTTTATGGAGCAATATTATTAAAAATATTTGGTCAATTATCTTTGGCTTATATACCAATTTGTAATATTGAGGAGAAAAAGAAGGACGCAAATGTCCTTGTAAGTACTCGTAGAAGTCCTGGGTTGGCTCTTGCTATAGCTGCATTATCTTTTGAAAATACAGAATATTGTGGGGAAATAATAGCATGGGTAATGGTATATGGTTTGATTCGTGATATAACAACAATGCCATATTTAATGGGATTACGAAAACGTAGATTGGGATATTATTGTTATAAAAAAAAGACAAATAATGAATCAGATAGTAAAACTGATATAAATGCTTGTGAAATAGAATTAGAATCTAATTAGATTCTTTAATTTTAAAGAATACTTCTGAACATAATTTAACATCATCTTCTGTTCTATGTTTTTGTTCTACATCTTTATTATATAGATTATTGTATACATTAATTAATTTATAACTGTTAAGCTTAAGTTTTTTCCTTGCAAGTTTCAATACACAAATAAATTTTTTTTGTTTAAATTTTTTGATAAAGTCAAAACGTTTGTAACGATACGCTTCAGAAAGTAAAACATTTACATCAAAATCAGCATTATAAGCCAAAACAGTATCAACTTTATCTAAGTCTTTAATGAATATATCAAAAATTTCATTAATTGGTTTTCCTTTTTCAATAGCCATATTTTGTTCAATGCCATGTATATTTGAGTTTTTGATAACAAAATTGTCTGGAAATATTAGCATCGATTTTTGATTTTTAATATTTAAAGTATTATTTTTTTTTGATATTATACCATATCCTAGCTCTATTATACGTGAGCATTCATAATATTTGGTTTCATTCGGTGGAAGAAAATGGCCACCACCACCGATAACAGGTAAACCGGTTGTTTCACAATCAATTACAAGAGCCATTTATTACTTTTTAATATGATTCTTTGGGGGTAAATCAAAATTATTAAAGTTTTTGAATCATTTTTTTGATTATTTTTTCATATAAATATTTTATGCCAGTAACAATAATTTTTTATGGATTAACAAGAAGTTTAAAGAAAACCATAAAATCTTTGAAAAAAAATATATTTAAACCTTTAAGTGATCAAAATATACCATTTCAAATATATATCCATACTTATGATTTAAAAGAATTAAGCAATGAACGTTCTGGTGAAAATAAAGTAAAATTAGATCATAATAGCGATTTAAAATTAATACAATCGGTTACCAAAGCAACAAAAATTACAATAAAAGTAACAAGGCAAGAAGATTTTTTGAATTCAATAAAAATTGAAGATTATATAAGTCATGGTGACCCATGGGGTCACACTAATGAAAATGTAAAATATAAAAGTTTAAAAAATTTATTATGTCAATTAAATAGTTTAAGAATTATAAGCGAAATTGCGATAAAAAGACAAGATGATGCATATCTATTTCTTAGACCAGATTTACTATATGTTGACAAATTAGATATAGAAGTAATAAAGACTTGTGAACAATTCCCAATACATAACAACATTAAAAAAGCGGGTATTGTTTTTACACCTCCATGGGCAAAGAATGGTGGATTAAATGACCGAATAGCATGTTGTTCTTTTGAATCAGCAAAACTATATGGATTAAGATTTAATAATAGTCAAAAATATTCTCAAAAAAAAACATTACATAGTGAAACTTATTTAGATAGTACTTTGTATTATGTAAAACGTCAACGTTTTTTTATAAGAGCATTGCGCATTCGTGCAAATGGCAACATAAGTCCAGATATTCCAAAATTTAGCAATATTGAAAAACAAAAGGATTTAGAGAGAAATATAAATGATTTGTTAACAGAAATAAAGTTACCAGAAGAATTAATATTAAATATTTGTGAATATGCCGATTTTAGATGTTATTTATGTAAAAAGAAATTATTTCCATGGAAAATGATTGGTTATTCTGGAATATATCTTTGCAATAATGAATGCTATGCTTAGGCGACTCTTTTTATATCAATAATTGTAACATGATCTACTTCATCATTATGATCAGCAACATAACCATTCTGAAAAAACTCAGTTATAGTATGTGGAAAAATACAATGACTACGATTATGTATACACATATTTTTGAAACCATGTGGGCATGTGTCTAATATTGTACACATTTTACATTCCATTAATCGACACATAACTCTTGATCGTATTTTATACGGAGGTTGTGGATTATCTGAATAATCTTCTTCAGAAGAATCTACAACATATGAATGTATATATTTAACTCTATAAATTGGATATTTTGGTTTTATATATTCTTGAATCAAATCTTTTACTACACTTTTTATACTATTATCGGAATTCATAATAGTTAGTATTATCTATTTACGCCACTTCCGACCACATCCAAGACATGTTATGAAAATTGTTTCGGATTCATCGCTGGATCTGGTTTGCATTGTATAATATGTAGTTTTGTTTCCACCACATTTAGCACATTTAAATTGCTCTGTAGCAATAGAGCTATCAATTTCTGAAACTGCGGCATCACGTTTTTTCTTTTCTTCAATGATTTTTTCCCATCTTTCAGGATATAATACACATGGATTTGCAAAAGCTATTTCATGTGGTTTAAACTCTCCCGTTTTCAATCTTTTAATCAAAGACACATTACCAACATATGAATTTGGTATTAGATTTGCACATACTTGCTTTAGCTTATTTCTATATGTATCTGCAAATAGTTTATTATCCCAAATACATGGCTGGTGTCTTTTCTTTGAACGCCAAATTGTATAATTAAAAATTCCGCGTTCTAAATTTCGAGTAATATATTCATCGTTAATAATTTCAGAAAGAATGTTAATTGAATTTTTTCTCAATAAATCACCATTCATATTTTCCTTTGTTAGTTAAATAATAATTTATAGTTATTATATTATCATTTTTATACAAAATATTTCGTTCAATATTCAATTTTTAAAAAAAATACAATATCAATAGAAAGTCATGCGACTACAATTGAAGAAGTTTGATATGTCTTCAATTGCAGCTGATAAGGTTGTTGTTATGATTGGAAAAAGAGATACAGGCAAATCATTTCTATGTAAAGATCTTTTATGGCATCACCAAAAAATTCCCGTTGGAACTGTAATATCTGCAACTGAAGCTGCTAATTGTTTTTATGGTGATATGGTACCTCCAATATTTATTCATAACGAATATAGTGAAGATATAATACAACGTATTCTAATGAGACAAGAAAAATTATTACATAAAAAAAAGCAAATAGGGGGACATAATATTAATCCAAGTGCATTTCTTATATTGGATGATTGTCTTTATGATAATTCTTGGACAAAATCTAAATATGTTCGTTCTTTATTTATGAATGGTAGACATTTCAAGATGTTTTTTATTATTACAATGCAATATGCTCTTGGTATTCCTCCAAATTTAAGAACAAATATTGATTACGTATTTATATTAAGAGAAAATATTGTTCAAAACAGAAAGCGTCTTTATGATTGTTATGCGGGTATGTTTCCTTGTTTTGAAGTTTTTTGTGCTGTAATGGATCAATGTACTGAAGATTATGAATGTCTTGTTATTAACAATAATGCAAAAAGTAATCGTATAGAAGATCAAGTCTTTTGGTATAAAGCGTCAAGTCATCCTCCATTTAAATTAGGTAGTCAAAGAATTTGGAACTATAATTATAGAAATTATACTGGACCAGCTGCACCAAATTCAGAACATGATCGAGAATGGGATCCTTCAGCATTTAAAGCAAAAACAAATAAACCAACTGTTTGTGTTCAAAAATATAATAAATTCTTATAAATAATATGTATCAAAATAGATTATTGGGATTTTTAGTCACAATTTTAGTTATGTTTTTTTTCTTTTGCCCTCACTCTTTCCAGATAAAAGAAAATTATAGAGGATACAGTCTTAAGGCCAATATAGGAATTGGAGTTGCTGTTTTTTTTGTTATAGCTATTATTGCTGTTCATTTTGTCCCCGACGACTTTTTGGTTAATTCTAAAGTGTTCCCGGAGATGGTTGAATTTTCGTAACAGTCAGCTATACTATTTGAAACATCAGAACTTGTTTGATACCCTTTCGTTCATTTTATATGATTATATGTATGCTATGGTCAAAGTTTGCTATTTTCTAAAACTTTATTCAAAATATAAAATAACTTTAAATCTTTGTGTTCTTTTTTATTTATAACATTTTTAATCGGAGAACGAAGATAATAATAATCACAAGAACTGCCCCATTGTATTGATAAAAATTCATTATAAGTTAATTCATATTTTATAGTTTTCATATTAATTATCCAAGATAATCCGTCTTTTAACACAAATGCTAATGGATGTGGAACAATAAATTGTCTGATTTCACCTATTACATCTTTTGGCAATTTTATTGTTTCTAAAGTCATTTTATTGTAATAAAATCACTTTGTAAACCACAAAATTATATCATTTTTATAATATAAAACATTTAATAGATTAACAATACGTAAACATATGACTATTTAATTAAGAATAATGAATAATAAATTTAAGAAAAAGGTGAATCAATTTGTAGTATCGAGTAGAATTGATGGAATCCCTTTTATATTTGTAATTTTTTTACCATTATGTTATAATTATTGGAATCAATTAGATTACGAAGATATAGTGTTTTTGAATTTATCGTGGGTTGGGTTTGTTTATGGTATGCTAATTAATAATTATTTTGATTTTGAAAATGATTATAAACATAATCCTAAAAAAATTGGTTTGAATAAAAAAGAGCTATTGATTTGTACAATATTTTTTGGAACAATATATATTTTTTTGAATATATTATTAAACTTGGTAAGTAAAACTCTTGATTATCCATTAGGTGCGTTTTTGATATATTGTCTTGTTACTGCTTATACGCCAATTCTAAAACCAATTGTCTTTATAAAGAATATATGTACAATTGCATATATGTGTTTTATTCCAGTATATGTTTTTGTTAAAAATCATTCAAATTATACTAACGCATTAGTAATTAGTATTCCATTTTCATTATTGAATCTTATAAGAGAAATATTACTTGATATAAATGATATCGAAGAAGATAAGTCAAACAATATAATAACATTACCAATTTTATTTGATAAAACAACAATAAGAAATTATCTAAAGATATTTGTAGCATTGTTTTGGATTATCGGAATGGCTTTTAGAGTTGTACCATTAAATATGTTTCCCATTCAAGTGGGTTTGATAAGTATTATTAGTTCGTATGCTTTACATCGTATTGATATATTTGAAAATCGTGAATTTGCGTGTGGAATATTATATTTTTATTTAACTTGGATTATTTTATTAAATAAGAATGAAAAAGTTAGTCTAATCGATGCTTTAATTGGTGTTTCAATAATTCTATATATAATATGTATTAAAAATTATTCAATTAATCCAAATAGTCCTAAAATATGGAAAATATTTTGTAGAAAAATAGTTCACATGGGAGTAGGATGTTTAGCTTTATCATTAGAACCATTATTAATAGCTCATATAGTACCATGTTTTGTTATTGTTTCGAAAAATTTATTGCCAAAAATGAGTTTAGGTATAGAAAAATATAACAAAAGTTTGATACAAGATACTGGTATAAAATGTTGGCTTATGTTTTTGTTTATATGGTCTATTCAAAATATTAATAATTCTAATGAATTATATATAAAAGCATTACCTTTTTTTATATCAGATCCAGCAGGAGCAATGGTTGGAAGAACAACAGATTTTTCAAAAAAAATATTTATTTGGAATCAAAAAACAGTTCAAGGTAGTTTGATGATTTTTTTTAGTGTTTATGCGTTAAGAAAATCTATTATATTATCAATATTAATTGGATTAGCAGAATTGTTTGGTGGAGAATACGATAATGCTTTAATTGGAAGTATTTTATTAATTAATTTGTATTTTAATTTAGAAGTAATGTAAAAAATATACATATGTTTATATGTTAACGTGTAATGAACTTCTCGAAAAGGCAAAGAAAAACTTTATTCCTAATTATTCTTCAACATTGAATGGTAATGATCCAAAAGGTGCAATAGATATTAGTCTAAAAATAATGAAAGCAAAGCAAAAAAATATTGAATTAGATAATCTAAAAAAAAATGCACCGCCTTAAATTATTCAAAAAATACTTTTAATTATTAAGTAAATGCGTATAATGCTTTTGTATATACTTTTTGTTGATATAAAAGGATTATTATCAAACACTATGGATAAAAGAAAGGGAAAAAGAATAATGTTGAAAATTCAAAACAATAAATGTTTAATGTGTAAAAAAGAATTCAATAATATGATTCCACATGAATTACATCATATTGATCACAATAGAACAAATAATACATTGAATAATTTTGTAGTTTTATGTTCAAATTGTCATGGTGCTGTTCATCGTTATGGTGTAAAATTACCTATTTAAGATGAATTACATATTACATCTAATCCACTTTTTCTTTGAATCGGAGTTTTATATTTCAACTCAAGAAAATCAAATATATCTTTTTCTTTTTCAAAATTTTGTGAAACTGTTGGAGTAAATCCGTGTTCATTCAATGAATATCCAAGCTTTAATGCATGTCTTCTCATTACAATATTAAATGCTTTTGATCCGGTAAAATATAATATTGCAAAAGCATATTCTTTTGGCGGACTATATAAGAAATCAAGTCTTCTTGGAATACTATCTTCATTCGCTAATGTTCCAATTACAAGACTTTTTTTTTCGCCTTTAGCTAAATATTCTAAAATCATATTTTTTTCCTCTATTAGTTTGATAAATTTATCAAAATATTTTTTATCATCACTTGTAATTATGACATCAATATCACCAGAAGATAAAGCTCCTCTACGATAACTTCCTACAATTTGTGCATCAATAGATTTATCCAATTTTTTAAGGTCTTTTACAATCTTTTGAATAATTTTATTATATTCGTCAATTTCTTTTCTAGGTATCCTTTTTTGAATATCTTCAAAATATTTTAATCCAATTTTTTGCTTATTATTCAATAAATTTTGATTGTTCCTCAATTCATCAATTGATTTAACTTCTTTACTAAGAGCTAATGCTTTTTTGGGACCAACCCCATATATTTTATTGAATTGATGTAAAGGGTTCGTTTTCTCTTTTTCAATTTCTTCAATTTTTCCATTTTCTACAAGATTATTCAATTTTTCTAATATAGATTTTCCTATTTTTGGTGTATTTTTTAATTGATTTATATCATAAATATTTTCTTGTAATGTTAAAATAGCATCTGATGCTGATTTATATGCTCTTGAACCCCAAATATTTCCCCTATTTTTTGAAATCATTTCAAGTTGATCTAAAGCATTTACAAAATCTGAATTCCATACTTTTTGATTGGCCATATTTTTTTGTTTCAAATTTTTAAGATTGTTTTGTATTTTAAATATATATGAAAAGCAAGTTCATTTTTATATAAAAATGATTCTAATTTCAATTAAATAAAAATAAAAGTCATTATATTAAAATGAAATATACTGGTAATCAATTTAACAATAATTACAAGAATATGGATTTGGGAGATTTGGTAAAATTGATTCGTCGTGCAAGTGATGCGTATTATAATTCTACTCCTATAATGACTGATACTGAATTTGATATTTTGCGAGATTATGTTGAAGAAATTGCACCAGATCATCCTGTTTTAAAGGAAATTGGTGCTCCAGTAAAATCACGTAAAAAAGTTAGTTTACCATTCTTTATGCCGTCAATGGATAAGGTAAAACCTGAGTCACTTGACAAATGGTTAACAAAATATAAGGGTCCTTATGTTGTAAGTGCGAAACTGGATGGTGTTAGCGCATTACTTGTAAAGTCTCAAAATGAACAAAAATTGTATACTCGTGGAAACGGTAGTGTTGGTCAGGATATTAGTCATTTAATTCCACATATTTCATCAATTCCTGATTTGAAAGATCACAAAAATATTGATTATGTTGTTCGTGGAGAATTAATAATTAAAGATTCTGATTTTGAGAAAAAATTTTCATCTGAAAAAGCGAATGCTCGTAATATGGTGAGTGGTTTAGTAACACGAAAAACAGTGAATAAAGAACATTTAAAGTATACACATTTTGTGATATATGAAGTCATTGAACCTTCATTAATTCCTTCAGCCCAAATGGAATTTGCTTTGAAAAATGGTTTTGAAGTTGTTCATAATGAAAAAAATAAGGTTATGAATGTTGAAAAATCAAGCAATACTCTAAAAGAATGGAGAAAAAATGATGATTATTCTATTGATGGTATTATTATTAGTCAGGATGGTATATTTGAAAGACAAAATAGTAATCCAAAACATTCGGTTGCTTTCAAAATGGTTTTATCAGATCAAACAAAAGAATCGAAAGTAATTGGTGTAACATGGACTACAAGTAAACATGGTTTGAAAAAACCTGTTGTTCAGATTGAACCTATTAATATTGGCGGTGTAACTGTATCGAATATATCAGGACAAAATGGACGTTTTATTGAATCAAATATGATTGGAAAAGGTGCAATAATTGAAGTGGTACGTAGAGGGGATGTAATACCTTATATTGAAAGAATAATTAAACCTGCAAAAAAGGCATTAATGCCAGAAGGAGAATATGAATGGACTGCAACTAAGGTTGATATAGTGGTTCCAAAAGACGACGAGTCTCGTGAAAAACTGGCATTAGCTTTCTTCAGTGGTATTGGAGTTGATGGACTTGGTAGTGGTAATTTGAAAAAATTTAATAATGCTGGTTATAAGACAATTCCTGATATATTTTCAATGAAAATTGAAAATATTCGCAATATTGATGGATTTCAGGAAAAATCATCTAGAAAAATTTTCGAAGGTATTCAAGATATTAAGAAAAACAATTTTGAGAAAGTACCTATTGAAAAATTAATGGGATTATCAGGTACATTTGGTCGTGGATTAGGTGAGAAAAAGATTAAAGAAGTATTCAAAAAATATCCAGATATTTTGATAAATGATGATAATGAAACTGAATTAATTGAATCTGTTAAATCTGTACAAGGATTTTCTACAAAAACTGCAACTCAATTTGTAGAAGGATTAGAGAAATTTAAACAATTTGCCAATAATATTGGTCTTAAATATGAAAATAGAGTTAATAGTTCATTAAATGATCCTGTACATAAAAAGGATGGTAAGCTATATGGAAAATCAATTGTATTTACTGGAGGAAAAGATGAAAATTTGATGAAATTTATAGTTGAAAATGGAGGAGAAATATCTAATTCTATAAGTAGTAAAACATTTGCACTAATTAGCAAAGATCCTTCAAAATTAAGTGGTAAATCTAAGAAAGCGGTTAGTCTTGGTGTACCTGTATATTCTATTGAAGTATTCAAAAATATGTATATTTAAAAGACAAATAAAATAAAAAAATAAAAAAAAATCTTTTTTTAAGTAATGTGGTTGACAATAGTTGCAGTCATAATACTATTTTGTCTTGCTAGTTATTTTATAAGAATTAAAATTGATACTGGTTCTTCTAATATAGATAATGTAAAAACGAATATTGATACAGAAAAATTACCTGAGTCTTCAGATAAATTAGTTACTCTTGCTAAATACAAAGAATCAAGATATGCATTTTTACATTTTGCCGAATTTTCTCTTCTTGTAAAACGTCCTTATGGTATGAATCCTAATCTACCTCAAGGTAATGATGAAGAAACTTTTGGTAGAATAGATGGGGGTACCGATTTAGGTCATTCTACTGATTCAAGTACTACTACACCCGTTGGATGTAGTTCAATATGTACTAATGATCCTACATGTAACGCATGGGAATTAGGAGATGGTAGTTGTAGAAGATATAATATTAGTGAAGGACATTTTCAAAAAGATAGTTCTTCAAATCATAGAATTGGGTACATATTTAGAGGTAGAGACTCATGGGCAGTAAAAGATTTATCTGGATTACCAGAAGAAAAACAATTTTTCAAAAATATTGCACAAATGGTAATAAAATTAAAATGTAAAGTACCAGAACTTAGAACTAGAGCTGTCAATGTGCTTTCTAACTCTGATGTAAAATATTGTTATGATAGTGACTTATCACCAGATGGTGCTTCTGAAGATTATATTAATCAAAGAAATAAAGCTATTAATAATTTAGAAAATGCTATAGCATTTTTCATTTTTACTGGAGATAGCGGAGATTATCCAAATAAGATGGAACTTTCTATGCTTTTCGCAAAACTTGCATTAGAATTGAAAAATAGCGAGAATCCTCCATTTAATGATGATCATCGCAAAATTGCTGTATATGGAGATGGTGGAAATACAGAAGGTGCTGTAAATGCTTTATTATCAGCATGGGAACCATATATTCTTCTTAGAACATGGTTTGAAAATAATTTTGATAATGTTAATACTGGATATATAACAAGAGATGACTTGGCAGAATTTTATAGACAAGCTGTTGCAACAGGATCTAATATTGATTTAGAAGGTACTCCCCTTGAAGGATTCGGATTAGATGAAAATCAATGTATGACAGAACAACAAATATTAGACAGAGTTCATAACTTTTTCTCTAAATATGATACTAATCAAGACGGTAAAATTAGTTTGACAGAGTTATTAGAATCTGATCAAATTCCAAAACCAAAACTTCAATTAACATGTACATAATCTAAATATAACACAATAACACTAAATTACTAAAAGCAAGTACAAAAGTGGAAATAGTCCACCAGTTAATTGGTTTAATTATTTGATTCCAATATAAATCCATTTCATAATCAAGAATATCTTTTTTCTCTAAATAAGATAGTTCTTTCCAACCCAATGGAAAATCTGATTCATCAATATCATCTCCAGGAGGCTCATCATATCTTGGACACATTAAAAGAGAAGTTTTTGTTAAAGCATTTTCTCTTGAAACTTTGTTATATTCCAAGTCTTTTTTATTAACTTTAAACATTTCCATAATCTATTTATATTTTTGTGTGTTTAAACCATATAATCTTTACAAATTTATATAAGACTAAATCAACATATTATTAATAATTATGATGCATCTAACAATTAAACCAGTTCAAAAAATAGATAATAATCAATCTTTTATCAAAGAATATTTAGAAGCAAAAATTGAGTCAAATGGGAAAACTACTGATTCTGGTTTTGATTTACCGCTTCCAGAAGATATTGTTGTACCAAAAAATGCGATTGGATTTAAAATTCCACTAGGAATTGCGGCAATGCCCACATTTATAGATAATATTCCACGCGGATATACACTTTATCCGAGAAGTTCTACTGGTTCTAAAACACCTCTCAGATTATCAAATGGAACTGGAATTATTGATTATGAATATAGAGGAGAAATTACTGCCTGTGTTGATAATATTTCAGATATTGATTTTCAAGCATGTAAAGGCACTCGTCTTTTTCAACTTTGCTCATATGATTTGTCACCAATTAGTATTAGTATTTCAGATGTTTTGAATACAACAAAAAGAAATATTGGAGGATATGGCTCTACAGGTGCTTAATTTACATTAATTAAGTCTGTTATTTTTGTAGATGTAGAACTTATATTATATAAATCCTTTCCTTCTTCTTTTAACCAATTTTTAAGACTATCACCTTGATCGACTTGTTCAATAGAATTGTCATTATCTTTTGTATCTTTAATCATAGTCTCTTTTACTTGCATACTCTCTTTAATAATATAATCACTCTCATAAAAACAAATAAAAGCAATAATTATCAATGCAAATAATAGTAGACGAATAATATCAGTAATCATGCTGAATACCTATATTTTTTTATAAGAAATAAGTAATACATATTAATATGGTAAAATTTTATAGTTCAATTAATGATGATGATTTTGAAAAAAATACATGCTCAAAAAAAGAATTCAAAAAATATGTTTGGCAACCTTCAAAAAATAGAACACAAAAATCTCAATTATTACCACATCAACAATGGATATCAAATTATATTAATCCAAAAACACCATTCAAAGGAATGCTTGTATATCATGAAACGGGTACTGGGAAAACTTGTACTGCCATTTCTATAGCTGAGAATTTTAAAGATGAACTTATACAAAATGGAAAAAAAATTGTTATTTTGTGTAGCGATAACATTAGAGACGAATTTTATAGAACTATTTCTAATCCTGGAACTTCATTCAAATGTACCGGAAATACATATAACAAAATGATTGAATCTTCTGAAATGACTCAAGAAAATTTGAATAAAAAAATTGATGAATATTATACATTTTTAACACATGGTAAATTTGGTAGAGAAGTTGAAAAAAAAACACAAAAAGATCCAGCTAAAATACGTGAACAATATTCAGATTCATTAATTATAATAGATGAAGCACAACATTTAAGAGGAAAATTTGATTCTCAATCTTTAAAAGAAAAAGGAGAAAAACAAAGTCATGATGCAATAGATATGATTAGTAAACATGCCACTAATGTTAAAATTGTATTTTTAACAGCAACTCCTATGTATGATAATCCAGTTGAAATTATATGGATGATTAATGTTCTTATTAGAGTTAATAATGACAATATAGAAGAGCTAAATCCAAAAGAAATTTTTAATGAAGACAAAGGATATTCTTTCAAAAAAGAAGGAAAAGAAAAATTTATTCGAGCAATTAAAGGAAAAATAAGTTTTTTGAGAGGAGGTGATCCGGAATCATTTCCTTTAAGACTACCAGACCCAAAAGGTTCTAATACAAAAAATATTAAAACAAATTTTCTAGGAAAACCAATAGATCCTGAATATTTTAATGACTCTTCAAATTCAAGTATACTTACTTTGTCTAGAATGTCAAAAGAACATTTTGATGTTATTAAGGAAAAGAAAGAAAATTCAAATAATAGTGGACAAACTGATCATTTTCATATGCAAATGATGCAACTTCATAATGTTAGATGGTACAAAAAAGCTTCTAAAAATAAAGATGATGATGACGACATTAATGCCCTATCTGGTTTAGAAAATCATTTTAAAATTACAAAATCAGGTATATTTACACCTTTGAATGACAAAGTATTAAATAATTTAAATGATTGGTCTCCAAAAGCAAACACCATTGTCAATCACATTTTAGAAATGAAAGATAATGGCATTGCTTTTGTATTTTCTCAGTTTGTATCTTCCGGTGTTATTCCAATAATGTTAGCTCTTGAATCAAAAGGATTTTCAAAATATGGTGGATATGGCTCTAATTCTAAATTTAATCATCTAAAAATTCCAAGAAAAGATTTACCTGATAGGGGGAACTATATAGTTGTTACATCCAATAAAATATTAGCAACTACGAGAATGAAAGAATATATTAATATTGCTCGTTCTAAAGGAAATGAAACTGGAAATAAAATAAGAGTTATTATTGCTTCTGGCGCCGGAGGTGAAGGTCTCGATTTGAAATGGATTCGTCAAGTACATATTATGGAACCTCATTTTCATCTTAGTCAAATTGAACAAGCCGTTGGAAGAGCTATTCGTAATAAATCTCATAAAGAATTACCAAAAGAAAAGCAAAATTGTACAATATTTTATCATGCCACACAATACCCAGTCGGAATAAATTACGAAACTATTGATATGCATTTGTATAGAATTGCTATGAAAAAACGTAGTGCAACTATTCAAGTCAGAAAACTTATACAAGAATATAGTATTACTTGTGAATTTTTTAAAGGAGTTAATATTTTTGACTATAACCAATATTTTGGTAAATTTATTATCGATAGTAAAGGAAAAAAATTTAAATTCACTAATGAAATGATTATTGATGAAGGTTACAATAATAAATGTTTAATATGTCAAAATGTTTTAAATGAAAAAAATACTGATTCAGATACATATAATCCAAATATACATAGTAAATGGCATGTATTCGAATCTATGAAAAAAATACAACAATTGTTCGAAATTAGTGATAAATATTCTCTTAATGATATTGTTACTAATGTACAAGAATGGAATAATCAAATTGATGAAGAATCTATTTATTTTGCTCTTGATATTATTATTAATTCACCAGATATAGTCTCTAATTTTGAAAATCAATTCAATGTTCAAGGTACTATTCATCAAATTGATAATTATTATGTTTTTGTACCACAACATACAGAATACACGGGCATTACTTCTGGAATACCCTTATCAATATCAAATCAATATGTACCATTAAATATAATTCCATGGCCAAATAGACCCGAAACAGAAGAAAAACTTCTTCAAAAAGATATTGATTTATCATTAGTAAAAGATTATGATAACCTTATTCAAAAGTTAATATTTAGTGGAAACGATTTTTGGTCTAAAATTCCAGAAATGAGGAATGAATTAATCGCTGAAGTTTTAATAGATAAACTTGATCCAGAAAATAGAAAATATCTATTTTTCAATAAAAATACACTAAAAAATAAACAACTTCTCAAAGCTTTAAATAGATATACTTCATCTTATCAACAAGGATTTATAAATATTAATGCTATAAATACTCAATATAATATTTTAGACAAAAATGATTCTAACAATATTTTAAAACAGTCTGAATTACCTAAAAATTTAAAAACACCAAGAAGAAATTTCTTCGGATATTTAGATTATATTAATGATAAAGCATCTTTTTACATTATGGATGGCCGAAAACCAGGCAAAAAACCATCTGGTTGGAAAGTTTTAGCACAACAAAAAGAAAAGCTTTTTGAATTGATTAATGATATTATACAAATTGAAACAACTAAAAATTCAAAAAAATTTAAACTCATGAATTATCCTAGATATGTATATGATGAAAATTTACAACTAAAACAAGGACAATTTTATGCTAAAAATAATACTATTAAAGCAATAGATTTATTAGTAGAATGTGAAATGTTATTTCGTTATCTTGATAAAATTACTGATAAAGAACAACAAAAATGGTTTTTTTCATATACAGAAGCATATGATTTCGGTATTCAATCAAAAAACAAAAATCTTAATAAAAAAGAAAATACTGATACTAAAGGTACTACCATTAAAAAAACAAGAAGAAAGCAAAAAAACAAATCAACTGTTGTAACCAAAAGAAAAACTAAGTAAAACCATTCTTATTAAGCTTTCATTAAATTTACAAATATTTCATATTTTTTATTAATTGTTTCCCATTTTTTTAAAGCCATTTTGTCTTTGAAGCAACTACATATACAATAATCATAAATATCATATTTTAGTACTCGTTTTGTCATTGTTATTTGTATTGGATCTTCAAATTCTCTAACAAAAAATACTAAATGTTTTTTTGGAACTCTAACATAGCATGTTTTTTCTATACAATATTTATTCGAAAAACAAGAAGCAGTATGAAAACTACAATGCTTTTTTATTATTTTATTTATTTTTTCATTAAAAATATTTATTAAACTTATATAATCATCATAGCATAAATCAAAATAATTGAATTTTATTTTTAGTTTTAAATCATAGTACATACAAATTCATATTTAAATATTCAATATCTTGAATTATAAATTTTTTTAAATAAAAAACTCCTCCTTTTGTCCAACATTTTCACTCACAACAAAGCTATTTAATAGATTTTTTTCATTATAAGCATTAAAAATATGTCCTTTATTTGTACTGACTCTTAAGCATTTGTTATTATTTATAGTTCCTTGTAAAACTTCCTTTCCTGTTTCAGCATTCTTCCAATATATTTTTATATCTGATTCATTAGAACATGAAAAAGTAACAAATACACGCAGTTCACGATCTAGATCTTTTCCACACATCAACGCCTTCATCACATAGTCAAGTGTTTTTGCCTCATTATCACTTATATTTAATGAACATACTGTTTGTGGCGCATTTGCTTTTATATGATTTGGAGACGAAGCACGAGGAATAGTTGCTATTTCCATTTTTTTTAGAACAGCCAAAACTATTGTACATAAATCAGCATTTTTTGATTTTGCTATATTTGTAAGTGCTTTATAAGCATTTGGTGCAGCGCTTTGCCTATTTACTATACCGTCTACAACGTTGTATGCTTGAAACAATATTTTTTCTTTTTTTAATAAATCTATTACCTTTGGCCGAAACCAAAGTTGCCAAGCATTTCCCTGATATAATTGTGGAACAACTTTACAAAAAGATAACAATTCATTTAAGTCATTTATATCAAAATTACTTATTCCAATATTTTTTAGTTTTCCATGTATATAAAATTCTTCAAGTGCTTTCCAAGAACCTTTCCACGCAAAATAGTCTTCTATTGGAGGAGGTCCCGCATCTCTTATTCTTTGAGGTAGATTTTCCTCTTCCTTTTTACAACGTTCCTTCCAACTATCTCTACATCGCGGCCAATGTATTAACATTGTTACTTCACAACACCCATTTAAACCTTTTAACATGTCTTCTACCGCAAGAATAGTCCTTTCATAACCAAGATGTGTATAACGCACCTTTGTGACTACTTGTAATCCTGGATTATCTTGTAAAACAATGTCTGTATTACAAGTAATGGCCGCACGTTGATTCGTATCAACCAACTTTATTCCATGTAGCAAAGTCGCATTTTTTACAACATCTGGTATACGCTCTTTTTGCATATTTCCTATTCCCAATCCTATTGCTGGAAATTTGTTACCATTGTTAAGTACAAAATCGTATTCACATTGTTTGTTATTTTCTAATATTACTTTATTATTAATAGATTTTTTGGGATTCGGATGCAATCCCATATCTATTCTTAATAATATTTGCTCATTATAGTTATATATATAATTACTTTTTTTGTCATTTAAACATCTTTTTAATGTAACTAAGTTAGAAAATGTACTTCTTGATAGTCCTACAAAATTTTTTGATCTTAAACATAACTCAAAATTTATAGCAGCATTAATTTCATAGTTTTTGTTTTTCAAAAAAAAATATTTAGACCCAATATTATTTTCTTTTAATTTTTCTAATATAATATCATGATTTTCTCCTGTTGTGAAAAACAATTCACTATTATTCCATTTTTCTTTGTAAATATTTATCAAAGTTTCCAACTTTATTAATAATGTTTCATTTTTAATAACTTTTTTGGTTTTAGAATATTGAACCCAATCATTTTCAATCCGAATATGAACCGCATTCTTATTTTCTATATTATTTATAATATTTACTAATTTCAAATTTTCACTATTTAGCCTAAGAGAATTTAATACTATTACATTCATACAATTCATTTTCATCATATTTTCGTTTCGTTGTTTCTTCAGATTTTTCTCAGAAATATTCCATAACTTATTCCCATTAAGAACTTTTTTTACAATTAAAATATTTGAACTATTATAAATTTTTTTTGGTATCATAAACTCTTTTAATCCAGTATATTTTCTCATATTTTTATTAAAAAAATCTATGTCATAAATATCTGAAAACAATATTTCATTTGTCAATCCAAAATTTGGTTCTAACAATTTTTCTTTTTCTTTTATTGCTATTTCAACACCACTAAAAAGACAAAACAATTTGTTACATAATCCTCCCTTTAATTTTATTTCGTATACCATATTTTTTATACTATTTAACTCATTCTTAATGTATAAAAAGAATATTTATCCAATTATTTTTTTGATTTTTTATGTTGATGAAGACCTCAATGACGCAAGTTCTCTTGCCGCTTCTAATTCCGAATTAATATTACGAATTTCTTCATTCAAGACTCTTATTTCATTTTGAACATTCATAATTTGAGAGCTATTAGAATCTCCTGGTTGCACATCATTACCAATTTGAACGCCAAGTTGCATTAAACTACTATACAAATGTTGAATATTATTTGCAGTCCGTTCTCTATTAGATAATCTTAATGGCGCATTACAAAATCTACAACCAAATCGCAAAAGATTTAGTCGACCACAAGAATTACATAATATTCTAGGACTTGTCCACCCCCTTTCAAAACGCTGACTTCTCCACCATTCATCAAACTGATTGTTAAAACGTTCCTCTTCAGTCAATTCTGGATAATCCATGTTTTGCTGTCTTGTTTCTTCAGAATTATTCACATTTTCAACATTATTTGTATTTTGATTTACTATTAGTTCACTTAAAGAATCTCGCACATCAATACTATTTGCTGGATCACTCATATACTGTCGGATTGCTTCTCCAATAGTGGGATCTCTTACATATAGCTCCATTAAGATCCTTATTTCTGCCCTTACTTCCGAAGATAGCTGTTGCTCAATAGATGGTTGCGATCTTGTCAATCTTTCATTTATATGATTGATTCTTGGAATATGAATGTTTCCATTTTCAGCCCCAGAATCTTGTCTTAATCCGTATCTTCTTAAATCCTCTCTATCATTTGTATTTTCTCGCCATACTGGCCCATCTTGGCGCATATTTAGATTTCTCCAATATGCGCGAACAATTTGTAAATAATCATTAGTAGAGTCTAATCTTTCATCATCAATTTGATTGATAGCATAATCTATATCATTTTCTTCAAGTACATCAATAGTTCTGTTAATAATATCATTCACATTATTTCGCATATTTTCGATAGAAATATTAGTTCTTTGAATATTATTACTTGGATTTGGATCATATGGTAATAAAGGATCTTTACCATTTTCTACTAACCAATCATTAATTCTATTTCTAAGTTCTAAATTTGGAAATAGATTTTTACATAATAAAGCATCACGAGTTTTTGGACTTGTGTTGTTAGTTTGAAACCATCTATTGATTTGAGTTTTATCATAAGAATGACCATCCGCAGCAATTACAGGCTCTTTCATTAAATCTAATGAAATTGGACAGCGAAATTCTTCTGGAATGTTTTCTTCATTATATATTTGACTATTTGTGTTAATAGTTGTTTGATTATCAACTTTCATGATTATTTCACTAATTGACTTATTTTTATTAATTATTAATTATTAATAATCATTTTTATAATGGATTACTATATTCCATAATTTCTAAAATTTTAGCCGCAAAATATATATCCTTCGCAGCAGCACTTAAATATTTTCTGTTTTTTGTTCTTTTTAACATTTTTTCTCCATTTTTTTTCTTTCTAATAATCCAACTATATCTTTCACAAGAATCTATAAAATATTCAAAACATTTTTCTAATAATATTAAAGGCTCATACCAATCAGTTTGGAGTACTTTTTCAACAATTTCTTCATCAATCCATCTATATTCATAATTATTCCAGTTAAGCGGTTTTAATCTATTATATGCTAAAAATTCATTATATAATTCATTCATTAAATAATCCGCTTCGTGACCTTCAAAATTAGATACATACACATTTGTTTGATTTAAAAGATTTATAACTCTTTTAAAAAACAAAAAAGCCACTCTACCAGGATCTATTGATATTGCGTTATTCAATAACTGTTTTGGATTTTGAAATATAGTCTCAAAATATTGAGCATAATTATACTTTTTCCATGTTAGATTTCTAATTAGTGTCCTATTTTGTCCGTCATGTGTAATTCGACTGTAAGAAGCATATGGATTATTATCAATGGCACATTTCAATAAAAACAAAGTATTTGGTGAACGTAAATTTATATCCAGTTTTTGTAGATTCAATAAATCTGAAGAAAATTCACCTTCATTAAAAAAATGTAAAATATTCCTACGAGGAGCAATTACTTCTCCATTTAATATAGCTTTTTCAAGGTTCATTAATCCCTCAAAATCTTTACTTTTTTCTTGGAAAAAAATTTTATTTTGATTTTCTATATTATTATCATTTTCTATTAATACTGAAATTCTTGTTTTTTTGTTATCTAAGTTAAAAGTATAATTCTTACGAATATGTTCTAAACGTTTTATTTTTATTTCATTATTTAGTTTTATAACTTGAAGCTCATTCGCAAGTTTTATTGTTTCATTTGTTTGATTCCTAAGTTTTCGTTTTAACAATTCTATTTCATTAATAGAATTATTATTGTCGCTACTAATCAACTCTATACAATCCATTTAATTTTATTCTAATAATTTCTATTTATATGTAAAATAATATAAAATATAAAAAAAACACATGTTTTTGTGTATTTTTATTGATTTTTTTAATTTAGTCACAGTTTTTTGAATACAAATATTTATCCATCTTTTATTACAAAGAAATTCATATATAGTCTATTATTTAGATACGAGTTAAATGCATCAAATCAATAGCTGAAGGAAACTTTCCTTTATTAATCCCTACTTGCGCTTTCCATTGCTTTGGAAGATTTTCGGAAGGATTGATAATATTGGTTTTTTTTGACAGAAAATAAAGTTTAGATTCGGTATTGCCCCAAATATTATCGTTTTGAAAACAAATTAAATTGATTTTTCCTTTGTAAGATAATTCTTGTAGAGTATTCAAAATATAAGTTTTGCTGTTGATAATATCTGGGGCATAATATGAACTCAGCCAAAAGTGTTTAATAATTATATCCTTAATTGTATCATCAGACCAAATATAATTATGTTCAAAATCAACTAAATTACAAATATAAAGTTCAAGGTTTTTCTTAAATTTTTCAGAATATTTTTTATGTTTTTCAAGATTTTTCATATATTCATTCTTACTAATTTCAGTTTTTTTCGAATACTCTTCTGATTTCTTTAACAAATCTTTTAGATTAGATTTATTTCGAATCATTTGTTTTGTATTTATAATCTATTAATATAGATTTTTTCCGTTATATCTGAAATTTATAACACTAACAAGTATAACAAATCATTTTTTTTTATGTGAAAACATTAATTGTTTTGTATCCAAACAAGGCGTGTTCCACCTTTATGTTTAGGACGTTTCGGCTTAGGAATAATATAATCTATTAATTCTTGTCTCTTATGTAAATCTCCAAATACAGTTTCGACTGGAGTACTTGGTCTAGAACGTGTATTACTCCGTTTGTTTTGAGCATCTAACAAACTTTTTTTAGCATTTTCAAGTATTTCAAGATTATCATCGTTTTCAACATTTTTAATCATTGCATCTATTGTTTCAACTACAGAACTTGTTTCATCAATAGCGATAGATCTTAATACAGATTGTGATCTTTCACGTTTCAAACTATAGTTTATAGGTTTTGAATACAATGAAAAAATATGAGTTGGTTGTGGAAATTCTTCTAATACTTTCAATAAATTGCCGTATAAATCAAAAACACATATTATTGAATTATCTTCCATCGAATGATTATGTACACTAACAACTATCATAGATTCATCCTCGCACATAATACACTGATCGCATGAATTATATCCTTCATATTTAGATACTATTATATCTCTACCTACCCAATTGTTTCCGTCCTCAACTACATTATGATGTGTCCTTTGTAACTTTTCATTTTTTTCTAACTTTTCTTGAATATCAATATTTAGAATTATTTCTCCATTTGTATGTAATAATTTTATTAATCCATTACCAGAACAAATTAATATTAAATCTGGATTTGAAGTATCGTTCAAACTAATATCTGGATTATTTTTATTAATACTTTCAAATGAACTACTTAAAAATCTACAATCAGTTATTGATCTATCAAAAAAATCATTAAAATTATATAATACAGTTAATGCTGGAGAATCACCGACCATTTTTATAGTTGTGTCATATAATTCAATATTACCATCATGAAATCCACATATCAATAATTTACTATTTTTAGAAAAATTAGCACATGTTACCCATCTTTGATGTACATCTAATTCAACAAATTGTATATTATTTTCATTAGTTTCTAAATCATGAAATTCAGTACCTTGACCAAGTAAAACAACAACAAATCTTCCATTGTTGCTTATTCTTAATGCATCTATTTCAGGATCACTACATTCAATTTCATTAATTTTTTGTCCAGTTTTAATGTTATAAATATGAACTTCTGAATTCAAATTATGATCGTTAACATTTGGATCAATATATTCTTTTTCCATTCCAACTGCAATAAAAGGTTCTTGTTCACAAGTAAATATATGCGAAGCAAAAACAGTTATTGGTAAATTATCTTCTTCATTCAAAGATTCATAATTTGTTTCTATTTTGTATAATTCTATTCCACTATTTGTATCCAATATATGTATACATTTTTCACTAAGAACTGCAATTAATTCACCATTAGAACAATAATTCGCAGATTTTATATTATCAACTAATTCGTTTTCTTCATTATTAACTCTTTTTTCCATATAAATACCACCAGTCTTAACATCCCATTGTATTATTTTTTGGCTATATGTAGAAGATAAAATAACATAATCACTAGTAAATTCATCCATTAAAAAATACTTATATTATAAATATTTGTTTTAAATACATAAGGAAGAAAGTATAAGTGGAGAATATGGAAATCGAATCCATGACCTCCCGCATGCAAAGCGGGCGCTCTACCAACTGAGCTAATTCCCCAAAAAAAGTACCTCTGATGGGACTCGAACCCACAACCCCCGGATTAGAAGTCCGATGCTCTATCCATTGAGCCACAAAGGCAAACGACTACGGCAAGACTCGAACTTGCGCACGTAAAACGTAACGCCTCGATAATTAAAATAGCAGGGCGTCGCCTTAACCACTCGGCCACGTAGTCTAATGAAGAAAATTTTTTTTTCTTATATAAATTCTATCACTCAGACCTTATATAACTTTTTGTTTTATATATTATAAATATGAAATTCACTGATATTATAAATGATGAAAATATTTATTTATATTGTGGTTGTATGCCTCGAAATAGACGTGAAAAAACCAAAAAAAAATTTGTAGGACTTTCTTTGAAACAAGATAATACTTTCAACATAAAACATAATATTTTTGACAAAATATTATTGAAAGACAATAGTGTAAATATAATTCAATCCGAAGATGTTTTTGAGCATATTGAGTATTCTAAATTAAAAAATATTATAAATGAAGTTTATCGACTACTAAAACCAAATGGGCTATTTCGTTTATCTATGCCGGATTATTCATGTGACTTGCTCTACAAACGTTCATTGAAAGATGAAAATGGAAACATTCTATTTGATAGATATGGTGGAGGAAGATATAATGTTAAAACAAAAGAGATAACTAATGGAGGACATTTATGGTTTCCGAAGTATAATCATGTTAAAGAATTATTAGAATCTACAAATTTTTCTAATGAGAAAATACAGTTTTTACACTATTATGATGAAAATAACAATCCTATAACACATAAAATAGATTATTCTTTAGGTTATATTAGTAGAACTCCCGATTTTGACGAAAGAGTACAAAATCCATATAGACCTTTGTCTATAATAATAGATTGTTATAAATAAGAGCTCCAGGTTTGAGTCGAACAAACGACCTTCTCATTACTAGTGAGGCGCTCTACCACTGAGCTACAGGAGCTTGAATATGACTAATTGTTATGATTAGTAATATAACATGTTAAATAAATTTTCAATAATTTTACGCGCATTATCATTGAATAGCTTGTAGATTTGCCATCAAATAAAAACATTTTAATAATTAATGACTGGAAAGAAGAAGACTTATAAACTAAAAAGAAAGTCTCTTAAAAAAGCCGGAGGTATATATGATAATACATTTTCTTTAAATCAAGAAAAGATAAACAATGCACTAAATTATGTACCACCACCTAACAATCGTCCCCCACCTCCAGCTCCTCCAAAGTTATCTAAAACATTAAACGATAAATTGGCTAAATGCGAAGCAGAATTAAATAAAGAAAGAAATCGAAGAATGGAACTTCAAAATAAAATTAATGAACTAGAAATGATTTTATCTTCGCTTCAAGAAAAATTAAAATTAGTTTCTTCTGAAAAAGATACAAATGTTCGATCACTCGATGATATTGAAAATGAGTTAAGAATTGCAACACAAAAATGTTGTGCAGGAGAAGAATGTTCAGAGGATTATCTAGAAAGACTTGATAATGCTTTAAGGTCTCACCCAGAATATGCTATACGGGAACAAAAAATACGATCAAAATGGGATTATGAACAAAAAGAAGAAAATGAGAAAGCTTTAAAAATAATGAAAAAAATTGTTCCACCAAATATAAGATATTCAACTGAAAAAAAAATTGAGGAAGACATTAGAGAAAAAGTTAGAAATGAAATGTCTATTACATCTGCCGATATTAAACGTCTTGCTAAAAGAATTTTTAGAAATAAAGCTCTTCATATTGTTCATTATCCTAAAAATATGATCAGTAAATTTTATGTAAATGACTTAGTTAATAAATTTGACATAGGTACTTCACTGGATTTAACAGAATTAAGAGCAGTATACGCATCTTTGCCAACACAATTTGATAACGATAATAACGGACAAAAAGCTGAATGGAAAGAAAGAATACGTTCTCAATTAGTAAATCTGGTTAGAAATAACGAATCAAATAATATAATTCCCAACAAGAAACGTAATTCTGTATACAAAAATGTACCATTAAATGGATTTTTTCAAATTGAAAATGAAGAAAACTGGAGTCCAGATGCTGCAGACCCATATGCTCCAAGTAATATGGATTATTAATCCTTTTTTGACTTACCCCATGGTATACTCTGACGAAAATCCTCAAGAGCATCAATTTTTTCTTCTATTTTTTTAATTCTACTGTTAATTTGTTTTATATGATTTAGAACTGTTTTTTCAAAACTTGATTTTTCTTCTCTATTATTAGATTTTTTGAGACTATATTTTATTCTTTTATTTAATTTACTATTTTTATTATCGGATTTCATTAACAATTAAAATATTTAAAATTTTAAATCTGCAAAAATGATTACAAATTTTAAATCATGTTTATTTTACTAGGATGCATAGCAACGGCAAATCAAATTATAAAAGCGTTATAAGGGTTGATAAGAAAATGGCTAATAAAATTATGGAAATTAGCTACAAAACATTAACTATTGTATATTTGTCTGGATTTATAGCAACAATTTACTTTAAAAACGATTGCGAAAAATTATCAAAAGGATTCCAATTGTAATCAAAAAATAGCAAATCAATTCATATCTTTTATTATAACAAATATCAACTGGTTCAATATTAGAATATTCATTTACAGTTATTTCAATATCATCATTTTTATAACGACAAAACATACATATTTTTGATGATTTATGCCATTCAATAAAACAGTTATTACACGATTTTTGATTACAACAGTCTGTTTTAGAAGTATTCTTTTCATTTAATTGTTCAAAACAAACTGGACATTCATACATATCATTATTTAAGAATTGAATTATAGAGTATATTATCTATAATCATGTCTAAAGAAGATTTATTCAAACAATTAAGAGCAGATATTGATGAAAATCCACCAAATTTAACAAATATTAGTAAATTATTAGAACAGTTTGTTGATGGTTTAACTAAATTTTGTCCATCAAAAACAGAATTAAATAATAAAATTAGAGAAAGATTTCCAAAACAAATCAAACCAGAACATACATTATTGATAATGCAAAAATTGATATTCACTATAGAGCAATTTCAATCTCCAAACGATGATAAAATTACAAAGAAAATGCTTTCAGATGTATCAAATAACTTCAATAATGAATCAATAATTGTTTTTTTAAGCGAATTTTATGATCATACTGAAAAAGTTTATAAAGAACTTTGGGAAGCTAGAAAAAGATTAGTAAATGGAGAAAATATTGTTCCACCAGAACATAGAAAGCAAGTTAAAGGGAAAAATGGTGTCCCTTTTGATATGAAAACTGGAATTTAAAGAAATATTATAAAAATGATTTAAAAATTATAATTATAATGTAATTTATAGTAAAAATAAATGATTCAAAATAATAACAATAATCATAATTATAAGTTTATTGATTTATTTGCAGGAACTGGAGCATTTTCATATGCATTGGAAAAAAATAACAAATTTGAATGTGTATTCGCCAATGATATGGTAAAATCTTCTAAACAAATATATGAACTTAATAATCCAACACATTCATTTACTCTTCAAGATTTGAATACAATTAATGTAGATAATATTCCTTCTCATAATATATTATGTGGGGGATTTCCTTGTCAACCATTTAGTATTGCTGGAAATAAGAAGGGATTTGAAGATAAAAGATCGAATGTATTCTGGAAAATAGTTGAAATATTAGAAAAACATAATCCAGAAATCATTATTTTGGAAAATGTAAAAAATCTAAAATCACATGATAAAGGCAATACTTATAAAATTATAGAGGAAAAATTAACAAACATCGGATATTTTATTAAAACTTCTATACTTGATACAAATAAAATTACTAATATTCCTCAGCATCGTGAAAGAATCTATATATTGGGATTTAAAAATAAAGAACTTCATGATAAATTCAATTTTGATTTTGATTACAAAGAACAAGGAAAAATATGCGATTTATTAGAAAAAGATGTAGACAATAAATATTATTATACAAATCGATTTAAAGTATTTAATGAAGTAAACAATAGCGTTACAAAAAATATAGAGGAAAATGTTCTATATCAATATAGACGGTATTACGTAAGGGAAAACAAAAGTAATTGTTGTCCAACATTGACTGCTAATATGGGTGGTGGGGGTCACAACGTACCACTTTTAAGAGATGAAAAAGGTGTTCGAAAATTAACTCCGCGTGAATGTTTCAATTTACAAGGTTTTCCACCAGATTATAAACTTCCAGAACTTTGTGATAGCGCCTTATACAAATTAGCTGGTAATGCTGTTTCAGTCCCAGTTGTAAGTTTAATTGTTAATAAATTAGAACAAATTATCTAATTTGGATATATGTCCATCAAATATTAAATTACAATGGTCTTCTAATTTAGGTTTAAATATCTTATAAAAGCATCCTCTTGGTCTCCGTCCACTATCAGCAATATCTCCATAATTTTCTCCTTTAGAAAGGGGAATATTTCTAAAAATTTCATTTTTATTAGATAATTTTATTTCATATACTTTGAAATTTTTATTTTTTATATCTTGTCCATCTACAATATATAATATATCCCACGCTTCTTTAGGTCCAAATGAGGAAGGCCCCTTTGACATAAAACCCTTTACTTCTATTTGTTTGAAAATATTATTTTTTTTAATAACTATATCTCCTTTTGAAGTATCCCAGCACGGCATTATGCCGTATTTCTTGAAAATAGCAAATTTAGCAATATTTTCTGATATATCTGGTGGAAAATTCGGGTTTCTTATTTGTTTTTTTGACATCTGCTTATTCATAACATCATTAAATTGTAAATCATCAATATATTTATCTAGACGTCTATTTAAAATGTCAAATGTATAATTATCATCAAGTCTTTTTAATTGTTTACGCAAATGATATCCCCTACAAAATGCATGAATTTTGGGAAACATTTTTTCTAGTTTAGAATAAATAAAATCATTAATACAATCATTTTTATATCCTTTCTTCAATACTCATATTTTTGTATTTTTCATATATTATAAAATCTTCTTTGTAAAAATTTTTCAAAAATTCTATAGATTTTTCACTTAATTGTCCATCTATATGTTTTGTTGTGTTTTCTTTTGTAACAATTCCATTTATTTTATACTTTTCCAAAAAATATTGGATTTCAGTCTTAAAATTGTCCATTATAATTACAAATTTTGGATTATTTATCCAAAGACTTTGGGGAGAATATGTGTATTTATATTTTTCCATTTTATTTCCTATATAATGACCTGTGTTCAACATTTCAAGCATCAAATCATGATATTGACAATGATTTGGATCACACCATATTTGTACCCATTTTTCAGGACTATTAATACCTTTTTTTTTTAAATTTTTTATATGAGGTAAACGACCACATACTTGAATCGCATAATAAACTGCCGATATAAATCTATCTATTGGATTTCTTATTACAACTAATTGATTGGTTAAATCTTTATCATATACATTAGTAGAATGGCCATTATATATCATATTGATTCCCTTTTTTTCACAAATTTTTCTTATTGAATTACCACCATTTTTGGGTATATGAATAAAATTGACAAAAAAGGCTTGATCACGCAATTGCGCCTTTTTGTCCATACTTATACAATAATTAAATTATAGATTTACAAAGTCTACATTATTAAATTTAGATGCAATATTCGAAAACCCTGAAAAAACACAACGATTCTTCCTTTTTGGTGGTAAATTACGCTTTGAGACTCCATATATTATTTTTGACTTAGTTAACACATAAAATTCACTAATTGTATCTAATACTTGTTTATTTGTAGTATTGCTTAGTGAAGTATGTCCAATTTGTGCATTACTGATGATAATATTGCTATATTTTTTGTTAATTTTTAATTTATACTTATTATTATCACAAAAAAATATTATATTGTTGTGTGTATTCTCTTCTATAAGCTTATATAATCCTTGTTCTGAAAATCTTCTTTTATCTTTTTTTGCAAGAACAAATTTTTTATTTGTTTCCAAAAATTTATCACCAATTCTTAAATGTATAGAAATATAATCAGATACTAAAGAAGGTAATATATTTTTCACATTCATTTTAACAACATCATCAAAATAGAAAACTTCATTTAAACATATAGTACCATTATAACTGTCTTTGCAATAATAATCTTTAGGCGTTTTTATAGACACATTTGTTAGTTTAGAAATTTTATCTGAATCAATGTTCATAAAATCATATTTCAATTTTATGTATTTTTCAATTTCTAAATCGTTTATTTTGTGATAAAGTTTCACTTTAGAACTTGAATTCATACATTCTGTTAATATTATCATAAAGAACTTCAAATAATCACCAATTCCTCCATCACCCAATTTGAAATCATAAACTATTGTTTTCTCATAATTTTTAAAGTTGTTAATATAATCTTCCATAACAAAGCATATAAACTTATTTTCTTTATATATTTAATATATTAGAGACAAGAATATGAAATTTAAAAGAAAAAATTCACAAAAATATAAATCCAATAGTCAAATAACAAATATATTAGATAAAATCTCAAAAACTAAGAATTTACCTCCAGATATACAAAGTATTATTAACAATTCGTGTTATAATGTATTAGATTCCAAATTGAAAAAAGAAATATGCGAATTATATCCCAGACTTAAGAAATTTCAAAAACAATACGCCTTTACAGAAGAAACACAATGGTGTGACGCAACCCGCTTAATAACTAAGTTGTATTTTAAATTACCCTTCAAGTATAAAAAACGATTTATTGTTTTCTTGGAAGAAGATTTGTATACAATAAACAAACCAAATATACTTGCTTTTAGATTTTTATTGAAGCATTTGCAAGATATAGTAAAATATATCGGAAACAGAGAACAATTAATACATAATGATGTATTCGAATTTTTAGTATGTTTTTATGGAGAACACGCTATTAAACCTCCAACAAAAGTTAATTTTCGATATATAATGTGCAGTGTTACTGAATATTTTTATATTAAAGAAATTAATACTTTAGAACAAGATTTAATCTAATCTTCACAAATAGGCGGATAAATAGAAATATAATTATGGTCTAAATCATATTCTAAATCCGCATGAGGTCTATAATTCGCGTCGAGCTTACCATGACGTTCATGTTCGCCAATATTTTTATTTTTCCAAAGAAGATTCGTCTTTCCTTTCTTTAATAAATCAGTCAAAGGTAGTTGTGATTCAACAATATTGTTTACTCTAATATGAATATTAGATTGTTGCGCCGATTTCAAATTATGTCCCAATATAAATTTATTTTCTGAGTAATTTGATAAGTTATTAAAAAGTTCATCAGTTATTTCTTTACCGATGTTCTTGGGCTTCCAATCGTCTTTAAGAGGTTCTTCCTCCAACTTGAGCGATTTGTATGATTTTAATATATTCCACAATTTGTCCCACTGAGCATTTGTTAGATAAACTATTTCTTTTTTACTATTTTTTTCAGCAAAAGTAGATAAAGTTTCAACGCCCTCTTTTTTTGCAAACTCTTTTAATATATCTTTAATTCTATTTTCCGCTTTTGTTCCGTCTTCATCTGCATCTGTTTTAAAAAGCATAATATCTTTTGCGTTCGGTATAAATTCTGCCCTAGTTTCATCAAATTCGTCTTTTAATCTTCGATTATAGTTTTTTGTCTTACCCGTTTTATATTTACGCACATCAGTTCGTCCTGTTAATGGACATTTCACATAACCTTCGTTTGGATTATTGTTCGGATAACCATATACAAAACCCATAATATATTATTTAGTTGTTTTGATACTTATATTAACTTCATCCACTTTGGGTTTCCTCAACCAAACTGAAATTCACACAATGAATTAATAATGTCATCTGGTAATAATAATTTTGCTATTTTATAATTAGCTAATTCTCTTTCTTTTAATTTTTTATTCTTTTTGGCAGAATTAATAGCGCATAATGTTCTAATAATATCAACATTTTGCTCATATATATTGATTTGTATATCTTTCCTATTAGATAGACTATTTACAAATTCTGCTTTAAAATCTTTTAAATATAATTCTGAATATTCGAGAAGTGTTACAATTTTTCCATAGCGATCAACACTTATTTCGGTTAAATCAAATAATCCATTATAATACCATCTTTCAATATTTTTAGAGTCACAATTTAAAAACCTTCTAAAAGAATTGAATAATAATTCATATGGTAAACTATGGTCAACTTCTTTAAAAGGGCATATTATTAAATCATAATCATTTTGGAGTGAAACATTTTTGTTGTATTCATTTAAAGTATTTTCCTCAAAAATATCCAAAGATTCATCTTCATCTTCTGAAAATCTATATATTTCTTTGAATTTATGTACTAAGTTATACACATCCATTTTGTACTTTGGCAAAGCCCTGACAACACAAGCTCTTAAAATTGTAACTATTCCATATATTTGTTTATTATAATCATTTTTTTAGTATGAAACATTGAACTTGTTAATTAAATCTGTTTTGTCTATTAAACACAATAATTTCCATTTTTGACTAGTAATACAACCCATTACCAATAACAAATCTCTTCCTTTTTTTAAAGAAGAATATTCAGGACATTGTGTTTTGATTGTAGATACAAAATAATCAAGCTTAAATTTGTGTGGCTCATATTCATTTATAAGAGACATTGCCAAACTACAACATGGATGTTCATAATGCCATGTTAAAAAAGAATTATAAAATTCCGAATTAAGTATGCTAATTATATTGTAATAAGTAATTTTTGAATGTTCTTTATATATATTATATGGGTTTACTATATAGCTATTAATAACCGTTAAAATATCATCTCCAACTTTTCTGTATAAACAATAAGACTGATTTACTTTCAAATTATTCATTTGAATTAATTTTAATACAATAAATTTTAAGTAAAACTTTTAAAATTTTTTAAATAATCTTTAATATGAATTTTTATTTTAGTGATGAACTATGGATTGAAATCAAAAAATATAATTTTCATATTCATTTATGGAACATCCCAAAAATTCAAAAATTCAACAAAGTTATAAAGCAATTACCAAAATGTGGAAGTAGTCCATCTGTAATTAATTATTTAAAAACACCATCAGTAATTGTGTCAACATCATATATCAATGATAAATTTATAAAAATATATGAATACATTACTTGGAATAGTCATAAAATCAGTCTTATAACATTTGTATGTATACCAAAATCAGAAAATAGTGATACTTTTATATTAAATTCATTAAAGTCATTAGATTATGATGTATATGTGCCATAAATTACCATCCGGCATAAAGAATATCCTCCACTAGAATATTTGGTTCTTTTAGAAAGTCAATAATACTCTGACGAGTTCCTATTAATTCTGCATTTTTTGCTTTTTCTAACAAATCCAATTTATTACATTTATTAACCAAGAATGTTGGATATGTTTTAAGATAATCCCATTCATAATTAAGTCTATAATGCTCTACTAATCTCCTTTTACTCATAATTTCATACTTATTTATTGGTACATTTTGGTGTACATATGTAATACAGCATTTATCCCACCATTTTATAATTTTTTTAGCAGACTCAATTTCATTCTTATATTTTTCATTAAATTCTTTACAAGTATTTACGAATTTGTTAGGATTATGGATATATAAAATATTGATTATATCCCACGGAATAGTTTCAGAACTCATTGGTTTTTCTATACACTATAACAATTCTATTATATCATTTTTTTTACTAAAAATTTTATTTTTTACAGTAAAAAACCTTACAATCTATCATAATAAGGTACCTTTACTCAATAGAAATCCATTACATGTGTAAAAAGGACAGGGTTTTAAATTTGTTCATGCTATTTTTTTTTCTTATATACATTTATACAAAATGGGAGGAGGACTTATGCAATTAGTAGCTTATGGAGCGCAAGACATTTACCTTACTGGTAACCCTCAAATTACCTTTTTCAAGGTAGTTTACCGTCGCCACACCAATTTCTCGATGGAGGCGATTGAGCAAACCTTCAACGGTTCTGCTGACTTCGGAAAGCGTGTTACATGCACTGTTTCGCGTAACGGTGATCTTATGCACCGTGTATACCTCCAAGTCACTATACCTAAGGCTGAGGTTGACGGCGAGCAAGGCCGTTGGCTCAATTACCTCGGACACGTACTTATCAAGTACGCCGAGGTTGAAATTGGTGGTCAACGCATTGACAAACACTATGGTGACTGGATGCACATCTGGAACGAACTTTCGCAAGAATCTGGAAAGAAAGCTGGTTACGCCAATATGATTGGTAACGTACCATCGCTAACCAGTTGGGACAGCACCAGCAGTGCCACTTTCAAACCAGAAATGGATTTATACATTCCTCTTGAATTCTGGTTTTGCCGCAATCCAGGACTTGCCCTTCCTCTTATTGCCCTTCAATATCACGAGGTCAAGATCAATCTTGAATTCCGTTCGCAAAGCGAATGCTGCAACAACTTGAAGCCTGCTTCACTTGAAGCTGCTTCGCTCTTTGTAGATTACATCTACCTTGATACCGATGAGCGCAGACGTTTCGCCCAAGTCTCGCACGAATACCTCATCGAGCAAGTTCAATTCACTGGTGACGAGTCGGTCTCCAGCGTCAGCAACAAGATCAAACTCAACTTCAATCACCCATGTAAAGAACTTATCTGGGTTGTACAAAAAGATGAGGTTCTTGATGCCAGTGGTGGAAAACAATGGTTCAATTACACTGATGCCGTCGACACTTCGTACAAAACTGGTACCCCCTCGGACCCATATGGTGGTGGTATGACTGGTGGTCGTTACGTTCTTGAGGGCGAGGCCGTCGGATCGCAAGAGTTCCCCACTTCGACTGGAACTGCCGCTGGTTCCTACCTCAAATGGACCGACAAAGACATGGGTTTCAACCCTGTCTTCTCGGCCAAACTCCAACTTAACGGTCACGATCGTTTCTCGGAGCGCATGGGCAGATACTTCAATCTTGTCCAACCTTACCAACATCACACCAATGTCCCAGCTACCGGTATTAACGTTTACTCGTTTGGCTTGAAACCAGAAGAGCATCAACCATCCGGTACCTGTAATATGTCGCGTATCGATAACGCCACCCTTCAACTCACCCTTACTGCCAACACCGTTGACAGTTCGGATGCCAAGGTTCGCGTTTACGCTACCAATTACAACGTTCTCCGCATCATGAGCGGTATGGGCGGTTTGGCCTACTCGAATTAAGTGTTTTCGCTTATTCATTACATTCTTGTAGCAATGTTGTAGAAAAAATAACTTTTCAGATATTTTAAAATAATCTGACCAAATTTTCAGTCATTAAGAAAAAAATTTCAGTCATTAT